TAGGGCATCATCTCACGTAGAGAGGCCTCACAATTCTGCCGGAAACGCAGAAGATAGAGGGAGGGGTCGTTGGTACGGACCCACAAGGGGATCTCCCGAATGGTATCGAGCTCCAAAGCGCCAAACACCAAAGGAAGGTCGGGGTGACGAATGAACTTTCTGGAAATAAAGGAGGTCTTCCAGAGGCTCACGTAGGGATCTTTGACTTCTGTTTTCTCGGGCGTCAACCAGGTGAGTCCAAATAACTCCAGACAAGCTTTGGCAAGCGTGATCTGGTTGAACTCAGGAGCGCCGACGACTGTCAGCACTTTGTCGTCACCATAGTAGACTCCTCTGACGTGGTCGTCATAGATGAGTCCTGGGCACAGGTGGCGGAAAGCGGTCCGATCCATGACTTCATTGTCAAATCCATTCCACTCCGCAGTGATTGCACAGCCAGATACCGTACCCGCGGATCGCGCGTAAAGCAACTGGTCGAAAAGATGCCAGTGGGTCATGTAACCATACAAGAGGTTTTGGTCCATGATAGCGTCTTCTGGAGTGTAGTCAGGAAAGTGGAGCTGGTAATACAACGGAACGAATCTGACAAAAACTTCTTTGACTTCAAAGGGAACGTCAATGTCCCAACGACGGGCGTCGAGGGCAATGTTTTTGTCGCCATAATTCTTGAGGTAGTCAGTCATCATATTCCACACCATACCGGTAGCGTCAAGTCCAACTTGACCGCCACCATGTGGCACACGACGGCGCAGGGCTTCTGCAACACACCCAATCAATTCTCGGAACAGAAATAGATTGGCTGCATCATCCGTGGAGACAACTCGGAATTTTTTCCAGACTTTCTCGTGAGAGTAAGTCTCGTCTTTCTGAGAGTCCGCCACGAAAACGGGCAGAACCATGCGCTTCACCATCTCTCTACGAGTGGCAACATCACGCCTGGCTTTCGCTGAATAGCTGAGAATGTGCTTCCCACGCTTGTCAGCGGTCACCTTGACATAACCTCGCTTACCACGAGTCACGTCCTTGCGGAGTCGAAATCCAGCCGATGTGTCTAGACAGATGTCATGCAACATGGTTTCATTCTCTCCATTCAGGACTTGTTTCTCAGTCAAGCGAAAGTGCAGTCGGGGATCAGGAGCGGGGGTCACAGCAAGCATCTCTTGCAGCACCTCATCAAAAATGGCCGGGTCAATGGATTTCATGTCAGGGTTTCCGATGTCAAAGAAGCGATCGGAAGGACGGACAATTTTACCATTATGGAAGAACGGCGTAGTCTGAGGAGGTGATGTCTGGGGCTCAATTTCTTTTTGCAACGGAGTAGCAACAAAGGCAGAGGGCCTAGAGACACTGTTTCCAGTTTCAACCATACCAACGACGTGGAATCCAGGGGGAGCCCTTTCAACCACGCGATCAATCAGGAGAGTGGGCTCGGCGAGCTTTAGTCCAGTGTGGGCAGTGAAAGCTTCAGGGCTGTCAAAGACAGACTCCTTCATGGCTGCTTTCAC